TACATAGATAGTAATATTCCTCCACTACAGCATGCCTTTGAATACTATATGAAAGGAGACTATAATAGAGGTGACCCTAATCATACTAAAGATGTTAAAGCAAAAGGAAAAGCTTTAATGACAGATCCAGCCATTCAAAAATGGATGAAGGAGAGTAAATATGTTAAAAAACGTGGTGGACCAATATATACGTCTACAGCTGAAGTTCCACCAACTATAGTTACTCCAGATAAAGATTATAATGTTTTCTTAAATTCTCTTCCGGATAATCAAAAGTATACTCCTGAGGAGGATTATTCAACTAAGAGGTATTGGGAATTGCATGATAAACCCAAAGATTTTGAAGAGGCCAAAAGGCTTGGAATGTATACGTACGATAGCAGTGATAATTCATATCATGCAAATAGCGTTGCATGGGGAAAAGATGGTATTGGTTATTTTATGAAACCTAAGCACCATGATACACTTAAGTATGAATTAGATTGGTATAATAAGGGACTTATTACTGAAGAAGGAGGAAAACAACATAAAGTAAAGGGTAAGGATAAAAGAGAGTGGCGTAACTTTAGAGACAATTATATATTAGATACATCTGGAGATTTTTATAGATATCTTCCTAAAAAACAGTAAAAAATATTTGGTAAATTAAAAATTTTTACTTATCTTTGCAGTGTTAAAAAACTATAAGACAATGGATAAGAAAGTTTTTATTATTGTTGGTGCAGTGATTGCATTTTTTGCTGGAGCTATCTGGGTTGACCAGGTGCCTGTTGTGGCTTCTTTAGTTGCTTTTTTAGAGATTGCTGCTGGTTTTGGTCTGGGCTTTCTCTTTAAGAAAGAGTGCACTAAGCAGGAAGTTACTTCTTACAAGGATGAAATTGAATCTCTGAAGAGTGCTCATAAGGCACTGCTTGAGGAGCGTAAGATTAAGATTGCTGCTCCTAAGAGGTCTTCTAAGAAGACTGAAAAGTAAGGGATTTATTCCCTTATACTGAAGTGTCGTCTAAAGGCAAGACATGGGATTTTGGTTCCCAGAATAGAGGTTCGATTCCTCTCACTTCAACTAGGCCCCTTTAGTATAGTGGTTATTACGTGTGATTTGTAATCTCAAAATGTTAGTTCGATTCTGACAAGGGGCTCAATCGGGATGTAGTGCAGTTGGTAGCACGCATGCTTTGGGAGCATGAAGTCATCAGTTCGAGTCTGGTTATCCCGACAAAATAGCATTAACTGTTTACCATAATTGTTAAACCCAGTTTTCGCACTATACTGGCTAAAGAAAGTGCCCCCTTGCCCCCTTAGCTCAATTGGATAGAGCAACAGCCTTCTAAGCTGTGGGTTACAGGTTCGAGTCCTGTAGGAGGTACAATATGATTGTAACAGATTATAAAAAGATTAAAAGCATTAAATTTAAGGACAGAGAATGGTTCACTGAAGATGCAGAAAAGAATGCTATGGAATTATATAGTAACATTCTGACCATTCAAGATAAAATTCATAGTCTTAGAGACGAGATAGAGTCTCTCTCCTGTGAATTAAACACTTTAAATGAAAAGTGGGATAGAATTTATCCTTTCTTTGAAATAGAGTATGAAACCTTTGAAAAGAAAGAGATTAAAAACGAAAGTAATTTAAATTTTAATTTCTCAGCAGATATTAATAAAAATATACACTAATGGAAAAGCAGGCAGATTGTGCAGTATTTAATAATACTAGAGATATTATTTCGTACCTTAATAGTAACAGAATCCCTAGAGAAGATATTGTTACTATTATGGATATGAAAGGACAGTTATTTTTAATTTACTATAAATAATATGAAGGAAAGGGCGAATATAATGGGAGAGGAAGAATTTAAGGATTATCTGCATAACACCTTAAATCTTAGAACCTTTGAATGTGTCAGAAGATATAAATCTGTCCTTAGGGCATTTAGGAGAGGTCATATTACCAACTATGGGGAGTTAATTCCTAATAAGCCATTTCACAATAGAAAGAATACTTGTAAACACAAGGGGCATCACAGTAGGCAGTATAATGAATTTAAAAAGAGACTTTATGGAGAATACAAATTTAGAGAAGCCTATCACAGAGGAAGAGTACAATAGTATTCCTGTATATTATTGCCCACATTGCCTGTCCCTTCTGATAAAGCAGTTAGACGGTTATGTAGACTACTGTGGTAATTGTGGATGTACAGATATAGAAACAACAGATATATTTACATGGAGAGACATGTATAAGAAAAGATTTGGTAAAGACTTTTAATTATAAATATTATGGAAAATAAAGAAGTTAAAAAGGAGAAGCTTTCTTATGAGGAGCTTGAAAATGTATGTCATCAGTTGAGTGAACAGTCCAGAAGTCTTTATGAGAAGCTTCAGGAGTCCAATATGAGTAATCTCTTTAAGAGACTTGATTACCTCTTTGCCGTGATTGAAAACTCTGACAAATTCCCTAAGGAATTTACTGAGAAATGTACTGATGAAATTATCACTGCTATGACAATCAAGGAGGAAAGTACAAATACAGAAGAGAAGTAATATGGGCACTGGGGGAAATAGACCAAATAACGTAATTGGGATTTCCACAAATTTAGAAAGATTCTTTAGATATTGGGTAGAATTTTTAGAGCCACTTCATCATCTGACAGAAAGAGAAATAGATGTTATTACGTGCTTCTTGAAGAAAAGGTATGAATTAAGTAAGGACATTCTGGATCCAGTAAAGTTAGATAAATACTTAATGAATGAGGAAACTAAGGCAGAAATTAGAGACGAATGTGGTGTTTCCCCTGCTCATTTTCAAGTAATTATGGGTAAATTAAGAAAGAGTGGAATTATCAAAGACGGTAATATACGCCCTAAATTTATTCCAAATATTAAAGAAGATAATGGAGTATTTCAATTACTGTTATACTTTCAAATAGGCGATGATAAATCTTGATATTGTTAAGCAACTATCGGAAGAGTTAGGGGTTTCGGAGAGAGCCATAAAAGAAGCTTACAAAGAATTCTTTGAGTTTATAAGGGAGAGAATTGTTTCTCTCCCTCTCAAAGAGAACTTAACTGAAGAGGAATTCAACCAATTAAAAACTAATTTCAATATTCCTTCTCTTGGTAAACTTCATTGTACATATGATAGATACTTGGCAGTAAATTCACAATCAAAATACATTAAGAAATTAAAGGAAGAGTATGAAGATAAAGAGCATTAAACCTCTGTATACAAGAATTGTTACTACAATGGATATGTATGTGGAGGAGCAGCTTAAGAGTCCTAGTGGCATTATTGATGTCTCTAAATTAAAGAAGGGCATTAAAGAATATCAGACAGTTGTTGAGGTCGGTACCACTGTTAGGAATCTTAAAAAGGGAGATGTTGTATGCATTAATCCTGACAGATATGCTGTTAGAAAATTCCATGAAAACTCTGTTAAAGCAGATTTGATGGAAAATGAAGTTACAAAATATAATTTCAACGTTATTGAAATGGATGGTAAACAGTATCTTCTGTTAGATGAAGCAGATGTTGAGTTTATTGTAACAGATTATGAAGAATAAAATAGGGCCCAGCTAATTACTGGGCCTTTTGTTGATATGAAACTTAAAGATATTGTAGATGCCCTCAATGGGTATTATTTAAAGAAGTTCCCAAATGCTAGAGGGTGGTTTATAGGCAAAGAGTCTTTAGAGCCATCCCTTGTGAATGCATATAAGAAGTATAAGGTTGAGATTTTTTATCACACTCCTGGGAAGAACCACATAGCTTTTACTCAACAATTTGTTGATAGATTGATAGATACTGATGAGGAAACATTTAAAACAAAATTCTTTGTTACCTTATTAAAACAGATATTTATTAGTTTAACTGACTTGGATAAATATGAAACTCTTTAAATACCAGGGCTATAACCTTACTATATCAGAGGAAGCCATGATGCTTAAGCCCTTTAAAGACTTATGGAAAAGGGATAAATCTAAAAATAAGGAGCAGGCTCTACAAGAACTTGCCTATATTTATTTTATGGAAGATACCCGCTCTGACTACCAAGTGTATATTGACAGGGAGGAAAGAAGCAGACAAATTAAACTTGGTGAGGGTATAAAAGAGAGTTGGAAACCCGATAAACTTGTACAGGATGCTCAAACATTCTATGCCAGCTTTAAATCTGAATCTGCACTTCTTCTTGAGGATATCAGAGTGGCCATAACAAAACTGAGAGAGTTTATTAAAACTATAGATTTGTCTGCTACTAGAAATGGTAAGCCTATTTATACTTTAAATACTTATACTGCTACAATTAAACAAATCCCAGAACTTATTACTTCTCTTGATGAGGCTGAAAGAACAATTGCTAAGGAGGCTGTAGGTAGTGATAAGGTTAGGGGTTCTGTTGAAAAAGCAATGTTTGAAGATGATTTATAATGGAAGTTGCTACTAATAAATACCAAACTCCAATTACTGACGAGTTACTTTCAAAATATCCTGAAGAGGTTAGAGAGCAGCTATTTGATTTTATCAACAGCGTTGATTTTATCAAATGGCTGATTTCTCCTAATAGGCCCTATGCTAAGGATTTACCAAGAGATGAAAATAATAGGATTATTGTAGACTTGGCACACCCACACATTGTTGAGGATATGGATTATTTTAGGCAACCTGCTCTTCATTTTATCAAGCACGGCTGTTATACATTTTTAAGACCTAACAGTAATCCACATTCTGAGTATAGAAAATTTTGGGCAGAGGAAAAAAGGAGATGTTATGAAGGATATGTGAGAGAGTCTGATGGTGAGTGGGTTACTGGTTTGTGCTATTGGTTTCTTAATTACAACCCCATGATGGTTAACATAATTGTAGAAGGAACTAAAAGAGCAGACCGTATTGAATCCTTTCCCTTCTTTTTTGAAGGAATCTACTGGAGGTTTCATTATCTTCAGCAGGCAAAAATTGCTGGTCAGCATGCTATAGAGCTGGCAAAACGTGGATGTGCTAAATCTTATAGCTTGTCATCCATCATGACCCACAATTTAATTTTAGGAGAGGCAGACCCAAATCCAGATACTCATAGGAGAAGAACTACTGTGCTTACTGCTTATGAGAAGGAATATCTAAAGGATGATAAGGATGGTACCTTTTCTAAGTTTAAACCTGCTTTAGGATTTATATTTACTCACACTCCTTTTCCACACTTAATGCTTAAGAATTCTCCTAATGAGATGTCTTGGCAGATGGGATATAAAAATGAGTTTGGTGTAGATGCGGGCTCCCTCAATCAAGTGCTTGGTGTATCTGCTAAGGATAATCCAGATAAATTGAGAGGTAAACGTGGTTGGATATTATTTGAAGAGATGGGTTCTTTTAAAGGACTTTTGGCTCTTTATGACTCTACAAGAAAGGGTGTTGAGGATGGTAATTATGCTTTCGCTACAATGTACCTTGTGGGTACTGCTGCAGAAAGTGAGTCTGATTTTAGTTCTGCTAAGACACTTCTTTATAGTCCAGAAGGCTATAATATATACTCTATACAGAATGTTTTTGATAAGGCAAATCAAGGAAAGGCATCATTTGGATTTTTCTTCCCAGCCTATATTAACAGAGCTGGATGCTACAATAAAGATGGAGTATCAGATGTAGTTAAAGCTCTTCTTGAAATCCTGCTTGCTCGTTATAAAGCAAAGTATTCTGCAGACCCTCAGTCTGTTTTGAGAGTTATTGCAGAAGACCCAATTACTCCAGCAGAAGCTATTATTAAGGCAAAAGCTGCATATTTTCCAGTTTCTGCGATTACTGAAAGAATTGCTCAACTAGACCAAGACTCAAATGCTTATAATGATGTTTATGTTGGTGACCTGGTATTAACAAATGGAGAAGTCACTTTTAGACCTACAGGAGATGTGCCTATACATCAGTATGGAGTAGTTAATACCACTAAGGGTGCTCTTGAAATATTCGAGATGCCAGAGAAGGACAGACAAGGTAAAGTCTTTAGTGAGAGATATATTATTGGGCATGACCCTGTGGATAATGACCAAGCAGAATCTTCGTCTTTAAGTTCTACCTTTGTTTTTGACCTATTCACCGATAGAATAGTTGCAGAGTATACTGGTAGAAACCCCTTTGCAGACGATAACTTTGAGATTGTAAGAAAACTCTGTATATTCTATAATGCAAGATGCTTATTTGAAAGCAATAAGAAGGGTATATTCGCATATTTTGCGAAGATGAATTGTACTCATTATCTGGCAGAAACTCCAGAATATCTTAGAGAGAAGCAGCTTGTTAAGTATTCAGCATTTGGCAGTAACAAATATGGTGTAAATGCCAGCGCTGCTATTAATGATTATGCTAATGGACTTCTTAGAGATTGGCTGTTAAAACCCATTCCTTATATACACAAAGATACAAATGGAGAGGTTATAGAGGAAACTATTCCTTTATTATATACTATAAGGAATAGAGCATTGCTTGAAGAACTTGCTGCATATACTCCAGAACTTAATGTTGATCGTATTAGAGCAATGGGTATGGTTATGTTATATAGGCAGGAGAAAGTTATTTTGTATCAGGGTAATATAAGTGCTGATAGACAGGAACAAGCCAATGCTTCTTATCTTGGAAATGATGATTTCTTCAAAAGGAATTATGATACAAGAATGTATGTAAATCAGTAAATTTAGCAAAAGTTAAGAGTACCCTTAATTTTTTATTTATTCCATTGGATTATTATAATAAAATTCATATTTTTGCACCAAATTTAAATGATATATAATGAGAGATTTTTATAAGGGTTTTCCTCCACAACAACTGTCATTTACTTCTAAGGGCAAAAAGTGGAGAAAGGCCTGTATTGATTGGGCTTCTGATCAGGCTACAATTACATATAATCCGGTTAGAAACTCTGTTATTCATAAAAAAATCAACTATGATTTGCTTAATGGGATTCTGCATATGCAGGATCTTGAGCTCATAATTAATCCTGGTAATGTTGAAGCGGGTTTTGTTCCTGATAAAATTCAGCATTATCCAATTATGAACTCTAAATTGAATGTCCTCAGAGGTGAGGAAGCTAAGCGCGTATTTGATTTTAGAGTAGTTGTCACTAATCCTACCGCTATATCTGAGATTGAAGAGAATAAAAAGCAGCAATTGTTTGCCAGTCTCCAGCAACTAATTATGGAGAACTCTCAGTCTGAGGAAGAGTTTAATCAGGAACTTGAAAAGCTTGGGCAATACTATACTTATGAATGGCAGGATTTTAGAGAGATAAGAGCCAATGCACTTCTTCAGCACTATATGAAAGAGTATAACATCTTAAACCTTTTTAATCAGGGATTTATGGATGCTATGGCAGTTGCTGAAGAACTTTATCAGTGTGATATCGTTGGTGGTGAGCCTGTTATTGAGAGACTTAATCCATGCAAAGTCAGAATACTTAAGTCTGGATACTCAAATAGAGTTGAAGATGCAGATATGATTATCCTTGAAGACTATTGGTCTCCGGGAAGAATTATTGATACTTACTATGATGTCCTGACTAAAAAGGATGTTCAGTATATAGAGAGTATTCCTTTTGCTGATGGTGCAGGAGAAGCAGACTCTATGGACAACATAGATGAAAGACGCGGCTTTATCAATACTCACATGATTGGAGAAAACATTGCTACTGATTATTATTTTGATGTAGATAATCTTTTCTCTGATAGTGAAATTGACAGCCTTATGCCTTATGATTTATTTGGCAATGTGAGAGTCTGTAGGGTATACTGGAAATCCAGAAGGAAAATAAAAGAGGTTAAATCTTATGACCCTATGACAGGAGAAGAGGTTTATACTTTCTATCCTGAAACATATGTCATTAATGAGGATTTGGGTGAGGAAGAAAAAATCTTCTGGATCAATGAGGCTTGGGAAGGTACAAAGATTGGCAAAGATGTGTATGTCAACATGAGGCCTAGAGCCATTCAGTATAATAGACTTGGCAATCCTTCCAGATGTCACTTTGGTATTATTGGTTCCATCTATAATCTGAATGATGATAGACCATTCTCTCTTGTTGATATGATGAAGCAATACAACTATTTGTATGATGCTATTCATGATAGACTGAATAAACTTATTGCCAAAAACTGGGGTAAGATTATAACCTTGGACCTTGCAAGAGTTCCTGCTGGATGGACAGTTGATAAGTGGCTCTATTATGCAAAGAGTATGGGCTTGCATGTCACTGATTCCTTTAGAGAAGGTAATATTGGTGCAGCTACAGGTAAGATTGCAGGTGCATTGAATAATGCTTCTTCTGGAGTTATTGATGCAGAGCTGGGTAATTCTATTCAGCAACAAATAAATCTCCTTGAGTTTATTAAGTTGGAGATGGCTGAAGTTGCAGGCATCTCTAAACAAAGAGAAGGTCAGATTGCCAATAGAGAAACTGTTGGTGGTGTTGAAAGAGCAACATTACAGTCTTCTCATATTACTGAATGGTTGTTTACTATTCATGAAGACCTTAAAAAGAGAGTTCTTGAGTGCTTCTTAGAGACTGCTAAAATTGCATTAAAGGGCAGGAACAAGAAGTTCCAATATATTCTTTCTGACCATTCTATGCAGATTATTGACATAGATGGTGATGAGTTTGCTGAGTGTGATTATGGTCTGGTGGTTGACAACAGTAATTATGCACAGGATCTTAATTCTAAACTTGATGTATTAGCACAGGCTGCACTGCAGAATCAAACACTTTCATTCTCTACAATAATGAAACTTTATGGTTCCAGTTCCCTTGCTGAAAAGCAAAGATTTGTTGAGAATGATGAACGTGCTATACAAGAGAGAGCACAGCAAGCACAGCAACAGCAGTTACAGGCTCAGCAGGAACAGGCTCAAATGGAGATGCAGGCTAAACAACAGGAACTTCAAATGAAGGATGAGCAAAATATTAGGGATAATGATACTAAGATTATGGTAGCCACTATCCAAGCCAATTCTCATATTGATGATGGTATTGAAGAGCCTGAATATTCTCAGGAAGCCAAAGACAGATTAATGGAACAAATTAGAGAATTTGATGCGAAGCTTCAGTTAGATAAAGACAAATTTGAATTTACCAAAAAGAAAGCTGCCACAGATGCTAGATTAAAAGAGAAACAAATTAATAAAAGAACTGTGAAATGACACAACAAGCATTTGAAATAATTGGGTATTTTGCAACTGCATTTGCTGGTACTTTCTTTGGCTGGCTGTTTGGGCGCAGAAAGTATAATGAAGAGGTAGAGGGAGCTAAAGTACAAAATTTTGATGCCGCTATTGGGGCATATAAGAAAATGTATGAGGATATGATTAATGACCTTAAAAGTCAAAATGAAGACCTCGTTGCTCAAAAAGAAGACTTAAAGAAAGAAATTGAACAACTAAAGCAGGAACTTTCTGAGAATCGTAAACAGATTATTACCCTTACTAACTTTGTGTTGGCCAGTGCTATTCAAAGGGGTGAATCTACTACTGACACAAGCTTTGAAGATTTAAAAAAGATAATTAAATAATTATGAGAAAACAGATTAAACTTAATGTTGAAATTGGGGATTCCAATTATGTTAAGCCGGGTGAGTACTTTGCTGAACTCACTCCAGATGGTAAGGAAATTGCCACCCTTAAAAAGAGAAATGGTAGCCTTGAGCTTGTTACACTGTTAGACAAGCCTACTAAACTTGAAGCAGGTACTGCTAAAAAATCTATTGCTTCTTTGAAGGCTAATGACAAGTTGGTTATTGAACCATCGGATGGATATGATGGTCTTTCTAAGGTAACTATTACATTTGAGGCTTAATTATGGCAACTAAGAAACCTAAACCTTCTAATAAGAAACAATCCAATAGAGCGAAGCCTCTTGGCCACACTCCTGGATTGACAAAGACTAGAAGAAGGTACGAATGCGGTGGAAAACTTAAGACTTCATAAAATAACAATAGGAGTACTCAAAATAATTCCAATGTTATTAGCATTAACTACACTTCTAAATCAAATTCTATCTTATTTTGGAATTGATTTAGAAGTGCTTGGTTATTTAGGAGGGATATCTTTACTCCCAATGATTTTCTTATATTTAGCAAGCTACTGCTTTCAATTTTGTAATTACCATAGGATGTTTTTGCACTATGTAGTGGTTTGTGATATTCTTACGCTAATAGATTATTATATTGGAATACCAGTATCGGCATTACTAATGTTGTTAATATATTTAAGTATTGCTGGAATCGCATTGTTTATTATATTATATTTACACCAAAAACATGTTAAATGTATTAAGAGCACAACTTGTAAAGATAATTGATGATATTGACACAGGCAATACTAATATAACAGAAGAAGATACTGTTGAAATAGCAAAGGCTCTTAGGAGAATTACAAGAAAGGATAATCCTATGAGCAAGTATCAAGCTTATACTTATTTAAATATAAGTAGAGCAACATTTGATAATCTGGTGAAAGAAGGCAAGCTACCTGAAGGTAAAAAGGTAGAAGGATTTAAAGAAAAATTCTGGTATAAGAAGGACCTCGACAAATACATAAAGTAAATTTAAAAACGTTACTAACAAAAAGCCCACTCTGGAGTATTCTAGGGTGGGCTTTAGTATTATTGTCTTTTGCCTGTTAAATTACATATCTTTGCACCCGTAAGCTTACAAAGATATTTTATTAACAATTAAAAGTGATTTAAAAATTATGGCAGAAGATACTAAAACTTATGTCTTTGGTGGTGAGTCTCAGGTTCCTGCTTGGCTTGCTTATGGTAACAACAACAATGGCTTCCTTGGTGGTAATGGCCTTGCCGGTGGTGCTCTTGGTTTCCTTTTAGGTCTTGTCTTTGGTAATGGCTGGGGAGGCTTTGGTGGTTTCGGTAATGGCTTTAACGGTGGTGGTGCTGCCGCTGCAACTCTTGGTGCTCAGGCTACTGCTAATAGCAACACCGAGTTACTCATGAATGCTATTAATGGTACTGATGCTGATATTAGACAGCTTGCTACTATGTCCAATAGTGATTTTGACTCCATGAAGACTGCTCTTGCTACATTAAATGCTGGACTGGCTAATGTTGGTTCTCAAATTGGTTTAAGCAGCCTTCAGGTAATCAATGCTATCCAAAGTGGTAATGCTTCTCTGGCTTCTCAGTTATGTCAGTGCTGCTGCGAGAATAGACTTCTCATAACTCAGCAGGGATATGAATCTCAAATTGCTACTCTCAACCAGACCAATCAATTAGGTTCTCAGGCTGACAGAAACGCCAATTCTATAATTGGAGCTATCAACGCTCAAACTGTAGCTATGAATGATGGATTCTGTGCTATCAAGGAGCGTGAGCTGCAAAGCAAGATTAATACTCAGGCTGAGATTATTACTCAGTTAAGAGGTCAGATTGACAATGCTAACCAAACTGCTCAGATAGCTGCAATGCTTGCTCCTATTAAGAGCGAAGTTGATTCTATTAAAGCTTCCCAGCCTAATACTGTACCTGTGCAGTGGCCTAACTTAGTTGCTGTGAATAACACTCCTTATTCTGGAGGTTTCTACGGCTATGGCTACGGTTATGGTAATGGTGGTTCTTATTGGGGTTAATTTATAGGAGGGAAATATTATGGCAAGATTCCCTTTCCAATATATTAACATTAATGGTGTTCCTACACTGGAGGTTAGGAGAATATCTGTTACAGAAACTGCAGTAGATTTTCAGTTCAGACCAGACTTTGATGGAACTCCATTCAGAGGACTGTTGTTAATTTATGTTCCGGAAGCAATTCCTGAAGGAACTACTACAACCCTCCCAATAAGGCTTGCTATGGCTGGAAATACTCAAACACTCACTGCTGCGGGCGGTACAGAAGTAACTGTTGCTGACTTTGCCGGTACTGGTGTTTATCTTGTTTACTATGATAGATTCGCTAACATCTTACAACTTATAGGATAAAATTAAATATTATGTTTCAATCAGTTAGACCAAATAGTCAAATTTATATATTTCATAAGGGAGACAATCCAAGATTAGAGATTGGATATGTTGTAAACCAACCTGTCCCTAGACCAAAATATCAATTACCTGCTGCCTTTGGACAGCCTCAGGAAACTGTAGTAGATTTGGTAGTAAAGACTAATGACCAGACCTATAATTATAATAATCTTCCAGCTCAGCTTGACGTGGCAGATTCTCTGAGTAATGGTGAAAGTTTAATTATATCTGATAGTAGAGATGGCATCAGTTCAGAAATACTTAATCTTAAACAAAAGAGTCTTGATGTTGCCAATAGTAGAGACTACCACTTATCTCTAGTGGAGAAGTATGACAAGATTCTTATAGATATTCATCCTGAGCTTGCAGAAAAACAAGAGCAAAAACAAGAGATAGATATACTTAAGAATCAAATGGCAGAAATGTCAAAAAGCATTGCTTCCCTTATGGAGTCTAATAAAGCGCTGATTGAAAAATTAACACTAAAACGAGATTAATATGAAAATGTGGGAAATTAGAGAAGACGATAGCTATAGAGATGGTCGCAGAAGTGATTATAGAGGTGGCTATAGATTTGGTAGAAGAGGCTCTATGGGAATGAAAGATTCTGATGAATATGAGGAAGGCTATGAGCTTGGCTTTGAAGAAGGCTATGCTAAGGCTATGAAGGACACTTTCTACTCTCATAGTGAAAGAGACTCTTACGGAGAGAGACGCATGTCTCGGTAAGTTTAACAGGGGGAGTAGGATACTGCTCCCCTTAATTTTTATTATTATGAGATTAGATTATAAGGATAAATTTCCTTCCGGCATGGAGGAATACTTAGGTTCTTACGGTTGGCATTTTAGTAAAAAGATGTGTGAATGGGCATCCTCAAAGATGTATAAAGACAACAATGGCAGAAAGGAATACATTACCCCATATCAAAAAGACGAATTAGAAGAGCTCATACAACAGTATGGAATTAGACTGGATAATGTAAAGGGGTATGACCATGTTTATGTTGCAAATATGTGTAAAGCAGATTTCTTAGGAAGTTCTATCAAAAGTGTTGGAGACTTAGTGAGATATGTCAAAGACGTGATTGATGATCCTGATGCATATGAAGGCATGCCCTTCACACGTTTTTATGCTGATTGTATAGGTTCAGGTTGCCCAATTCCTTGGGAGGATGTTATATGATTGTACAGGATATTTACCTTGATCAGTATGATTGGAATGTCAGAGTATATTATGCTGTAGATGAGTACTTTATCTCTAATATTCTAATTGATTTACTTGAAATTGATTGTGATGAAGAGTCCTTCTTTAAAATTAAATCCCTAATGGAGGCTGGTAAATATAATATAGGATTTACATATACAAATACAGAAAAGAGAGCATCTTTAATGCTTATGGGGATTACAGATTCTTCAGATGAATTTCAAAATACATATGACCATGAGAAAGGACATTTAGCAATGCATATATGTTCAGCATTAGGCATTGATCCTTTTAGTGAGGAATTTCAATACTTGACAGGGGAAATAGGAAAAAACATGTTTAAAGTTGCTAAAAAGTTCTTATGTGATCATTGCAGAAAATACATATTATAATTGTGCTGGGGGAAGTAATCTTCCCCCTTTATATTTTTATTTATATTAGGATAAATATTTTTATTAATACCTTTATTATTTCACAAAATTAGCATATCTTTGCACCGAGTTTTAAATGGAGAAAAATATGGAAGAACTTGGTATTGATAACATCCTCGATCCTGAGGATATTGAGAATTTGTTTTCCACAGAAGAAGAGGAAACAAATGATAAAGATGTACAGGAAACTTCTCCTGAAACAAAAGAAGATAAAAAAACTGAAACTACTGAGGAGTTGAACATTGAAGGTTTATTTGAGGATACTCCGGAGAGCGTAGGTAGTGAAGAGCATCAAGAGGGTGAAGACACCAATTCTGAAAAGAAACCTGGTTCTTCTCCTAACAACAACTTCTACTCTTCCATTGCCAAAGCCTTGAAAGAAGATGGTGTCTTCCCTGACCTTGATGATGAAACTGTCACCAATATTAAAGAACCTGAAGAATTTGCAGAAGCAATTGAGAAACAAATTCAAGCCAGATTTGATGAGCGCCAAAAGAGAATTGACGATGCTCTCAATGTTGGTGTAGAGCCTTCTGCAATTAAACAGTTTGAGAATACTATCTCCTATCTTGATAGTATTACTGAAGATGCTCTTACTGCAGAGAATGAGCAGGGAGAAGCTCTTAGAAAACAACTTATTTATCAAGACCTTCTTAATAGAGGTTACTCTAAAGAAGAAGCTCAGGAAGAAGTTGGCGAAATCTTTGATAATGGTACAGATGTCAAAAAGGCAAAGAGAGCCCTTTCTGGAAACAAGGAATACTTTAAAGCTGGCTACAAGAAACTTGTAGATGAAGCTAAGGAGGAGGCTGCTAAGGAAGAGAAGGAAAGGAAACAACAGTCAGAAGCTCTTAAGAAATCCATTCTTGAAGACAAGGTTGTGTTTGGTGAATTACAGATTGACAAAAACACCAGGCAGAAGGTTTACGATACTATTAGTAAACCTGTTTATAAAGACCCGGAAACTGGAGAACTTTATACAGCTTTGCAAAAGTATGAAATGGAAAACAAGAATGATTTCTTAAAGAATGTTGGCTTGTTGTTTACTTTGACTGATGGGTTTAAGAATCTTGAGCCTTTGGTCAAATCTAAAGTTAGAAAAGAAGTTAAAAAAGGTGTAAGGGAACTGGAGCACGCTCTTAGTAATACCTCAAGAAACTTTGATGGTAATGTGAAGTTTGTGAGTGGAGTATCTAGTGATCCTGATTCCTTTATAAGTAAATGGGATATTGATATTTAAATCACAAGTTCAATTAATAATTAAATCAAAAATTTATGGCTGGAAAGTTAAATAAATTTCAGATGGTCGGCTTCCAACACTGGAAGGGCCTTACTAAGGAAAATCACCTTGGTTCCATCTTTCAGTTAGCTCCTCAGAAGGCTTCTACCCTTATGGTTCAGCTGCTTGCTTACTATAGAGGTAAAACTCTTGATACCTTCCTGAGTCAGTTCCCTACTAAGGAATTTGATAGTGATGCTGAATATACATGGGATGTCATTGGTTCTTCCAGAAGAAACATTCCTCTGGTTGAGGCTAGAGACATCAATGGTGATGTTATTGCATCCGGTTTAGCTGGTGCTGGTACTGAGCCATTCTATGTTGTCTTCCCTGAGGATTGGTTTGCTGATGGTGAAGTTATCGTCGGTGAAAAGAATGAAATCTATTCTCTGAGAATTCTGGGTGACCCTAGAATGGAGGGCACTAATGCAGTTTACAAGGTGGAGCTTATGGGTGGTAATACCACTGGTATGCCTGCTGAGGAACTTGCTGCTGGTAAGAGATTCTCTGTTGAGTATGCTCCTGTTGAGAAGGAACTCTCCCGCAAGGTTGGTGATGTGAGATTCACCTCCCCGGTCTCTATGAGAAATGAGTGGTCCACCATCAGAATTCAGCATAAGGTTCCTGGCTCCATGCTTAATAAGAAGCTGGCTATTGGTATTCCTGTGACTGAGGCTGGTGCCAATGGTAAGCTCAATAGAACCGTTAAGAGCATGTGGATGCATGTTGTTGATTGGGAAGTTGAGTGCCAGTGGTCTGACTATAAGAACAATGTGCTCATGTATGGTAGAAGCAATAGAACTGCCAACGGTGAGTATCTGAACTTTGGTAAGTCTGGTAATGTCATTAAGATGGGTGCTGGTCTGCGTGAGCAGATGGAGGTTGCCAATACTATGTATTACAACACCTTCTCCCTGAAGCTTATTGAAGATGCTCTCTATGAACTGTCCGCTGCTAAGCTTGACTTTGGTGACAGATACTTCGTCATCAAGACTGGTGAAAGAGGTGCTTCTCAATTCCACAAGGCTGTCCTTAATGAGATTTCTGGCTGGACTCAGTTTGAGATTGACAACAGTTCTGTGAATGTTATTAGAAAGACTTCTTCCCCTCTGCACAGCAATGCCCTCAGCGCTGGCTTCCAGTTTGTTGAGTTTATGGCTCCTAATGGTGTTAGAGTTAAGGTTGATGTTGATCCGTTCTATGATGACCCTGTGAGAAATAAGGTTCTCCATCCTGATGGTGGTGTTGCTGAATCTTACAGATATGATATCCTCTACATTGGTACGATGGACCAGCCTAACATCTTCAAGTGCAAGGTGCGTGGTGATGAGGAATACAGAGGTTATCAGTGGGGTCTTCGTAACCCGTTCACTGGTCAGAAGAATAACCCTTACATGAGCTTTGATGAGGATGCGGCTGTTATCCACAGAATGGCTACTATGGGTGTTTGCATTCTTGACCCTACCAGAACAATGTCGCTGATTCCTGCTATCCTGCAAGGCTAATTAATATAAAGGGAGGAGTTAAACCTCCTCCCTTTTAAATATATAGGAGAAGTATGAGTAAAAAAATGGAAGAAAAAGTAGATTATTCGACACCGGACTTTGAAATTGATGATAGTCCAATTGAAGTAGTTCCATCTGCTAAAACAACTACAGTAACAACAGAACCAAAGAAAACTCCTGTGGAGTCTTATAACAGTAGACCTTTGGTGAATGTCCTTAGAAATGAAATCATTACTGTGAGACATATCCCTAAGGAAGGAGGAATGGTTACAAACCCTAAGCATATTTTGTATGGTGGAATGGCTGAGGGAGCCACAAGAACATTTGTAGTTCCAAGATTGCGCTCTGGTTCTTTTGTGAATGTTCTTACAAATGAAGAGAAGGCTTTCCTTGAGGATGCTATGGGGTTTGAGTATAATACTCTTAGCTCCCTTAAAAAGGTAAATAACTATTGGGAGAATGTTTCTGTAAGACTTACTAAGCAGGACAACTACTTAAATCTTGCAAGTCCGGACGATTACATTAAATATAAAGTACTGTTAGCTAATAAGGACTACATTGCTCCATCTCTGCAGGCTTTGCAGGATGAACCAAAAGCAACTTATCAGTTTGTTATTATCTCTGAAGGTGAAGAGAGCAAGCAGGCTAAGGACAATATGAGTGCTACCATGAAGTGCTACAAGGAGTATGGAAAGGTTGAGAATGATACCTATACTCTTAGAGTAATCGTAGAAACAATCAATGGTAGAGCTACTGCTCCTAACTCTAAGCTTGAATTCCTGCAGAATGAAGTGAATAAGTTAATTCAGGCTGACAGCAAACTGTTCCTTAGAGTTATTACTGATCCATACCTTAATACTAAGGTTCTTATTAAGAAGGGAGTTGAGGCTGGAGTGATAATGAATAGAGATAATCATTATTACCTTAGAGAAGGCACTGTTCCTCTTTGTGAGGCTAATGAAGAAGCTACCCTCAACATCGCAGCTAAGTTTTTGAATGCTAATAAGCATCAGGATATACTCTTTGCTATACAGGCTAAAGTAAAGGATTAAAAATGACAAATCCAGAGTTTGAGAACGAATTTGATATTCTCTTTAATAACATAATGTCTAACCAGGCTCCTGGATTAGATAGCTATGAGAAATCTGTATTCTTAACCCAAGCGAAAGAGCAATTATTTATCTCTTACTATAGTGGTAAAAATTCTAATGGAGAGTCCTTTGAGGAAACTGAAGAATTTAGAAGGTACTTGAGTACACATGTTAAAACAGTTGTACTTGAACCTCTTGAAGAACACTCTGAAATTGCAATAACAGATAATTCTGAAATCTTCCAGTTACCTGACGATCTGTGGTTTATCACATATGAATTTGCTACTCTTGCTGAAGGCACTGGTAATTGCGCTAGTGGAAAAAGAGTACAAGTAGTTCCAGTAACACAAGATGATGTGTACAGGACTATGGAGAATCCCTTCAAAAATGCTGGATTAAGAAGAGCTCTTAGGTTAGATATAGAGAATAATCGAGTTGAGATTATATCAAAATATACTATTGCTAAGTATACAGTAAGGTATTTAGAGCGTACAAAGCCAATTATACTTAGAGATTTAGATGGGGACTTGAGCATTAACGGATACTCTGAAGAAACAGAATGTGATTTACCGGAGGCTTTACATAGACCTATTTTGAATTTAGCTGTTGAATTAGCTAGTGCCGCATATAAGGGCAAATAAAAATTAAAACAAAAACAATAATTTAATATTAAATTTATGGCGAATTTTAGTGTAAATCAAGCTAAGCATCTGTATGTTGCTAAGGCTGTTGACGCAAATCTTGACACACTTGGTGACATCAAGTTCAGTGCTTCTGGCGATGGTGATATCTTTGCCAAGTATGTTGGTAGAGACGGTGTTGTGAGAACTGACCTTATCAAGCTTTCTAACATTGTCTACGCTAAGGCTGTTAAGGCCTCTTCCATGTCGCAGTATCTTGATAGTGCCTTTATTGCTTCGACTAGCGCCGTTGCTGGTCAGCAGTATATTCTTAAGGTCACTATGGATGAATTTGGTGGAATGACTCAGGAAGACAAGGGTTTCATCTTTGCTGACTATACTGCTAAGAATGGTGATGCTGCCAAGAATGTGCTTGCAAATCTTGCTATTTCTCTGGCTAAGAATGCTGCTGTTGCTGCTTATAATCCAATGATTAATGTCTTTGTCACTACAGCTGCTACTCCTGCTACGGCTCTGACACTTGGCACAAACCTGTGGAAGGTTGAGAAGAATGCCTCTGCTGCTACTGTGGCTGGTTATGGTTCCCTGACTGGTATCATTGTCGAAGCTGCTGAGCAGCCTTACACTGGTGGTAAATATGACTTTAACCTTGCTCATGTGACGGTTGCTGCTGATAAGATTATTGTTAGTGGTCTTGAGACTGAGTGGGCTACTATTACAAAGAATGTTGCCCATCCGACTCCGGCTCTCAATAACAGTAAGAAGATTGCTGACCTTGAGCGCTTCTGCATGGGTGAAAGAGGTGATGTTTATCGTGGTGCTGGCTGGCCTAACAACTTTGAGTTTAAGCCGCTTGTTGATGAGACTGCTGCTTATGGCTATCACCTGATTGACATTGCTTACTACTATGCTGGTGATGCGGAGGATGTTCAGAAGTCTCCGAGAGAGCTTATCATTGTTGCTCCTGCTGAGGGTGCTACTACCTACACAGTTATCAATGCTATTGCTGGTGATATCAACACCGCTGCTGGTAGTACTGTTGTTGCAACGTTGAGCTAGTTTATCATCATTATACACCTTAAGGAGGAGGAATGATCCTCCTCCTTTTTAATTTTTTCATATGATTAAATTTACAGACTTACGAGTTCATAAAGGGCATCTCATAATTACTGCTGAGGTCAGAGAGATTAAGAACTATTATGATAATGTTTATATTTCAAAAATAAAGATAGATAGTCAAGATACCTTTATCACTTCTGGACCGTCTAGCAGTTTAATCTATGAAAGTCAGACTTTTGAGCCGGGCACCAAAAAGATTACTCTTGATTTAGTTCCACAAAACTTCAATGGAAACATTGACATGAACAAAACAATGTTCTTTGTTTATGCTGAAGCTAGTGGAACTCCTAACCCACAAACACCTTGTGGTTTTGATGAGTCTCCGTCTATAGGTGTTACCTTTGCACTGTGTCCAATATACAATGAGACCATGCAGTATATCAAAAGTATTGAAGGTACTTGTGATATTCCTACTGGATTCATTGATATGATTCTGCAATTTAAGGCTATTCAATACTCTATTAATTCTGGTCACTTCACACAGGCTATTAAGTACTATAATAAGTTCTATAAGAATCTTAGTGTGAGCAATTCTTGTGGATGTCATGGATGATTTGTTATATAATGCATGTTTAAGGTATTTTACTTCTTTAACCAATTCTGGGTATGTTAGTGACATGGATGTAAAGAAATTATTACTTTATGTCTATATTCAAGAACTTGTGAACACCACATCCATAGTCATCTCAGAAGAAGACTACAAACACCTGGAGAATGCTTTATATTGCATCTATAACACTACTTGTTTAATTCCTTATCCAGAATATTGTGAAAGACCTATGTATGCACATTTAGGAGATATTGCAGAACTTTCTGCTAGAGTAGCAAAAGCTGAAGAGGTTAATGCTACACAAGATACTAGACTCGAAGAAATCGAGAATACTGTTGTAGTTAAGAGTGATGAGGATCAAGATACTGAGGTTCTTGATATTACTTTTTAATGAATAATTTAGTTACATAACAACAAACTAATAAAGACATTGTAAATGTAAATTATTTAATTTATATTTGCAATGTTTTTTAATATATAGACTATGAGTACATATAGAGAAATTGTATATATGTGTCTTGATGAACTTAAGTCCATCAGTGATGATGCTTACTATACTCAAGACCATATTATATTCTTAGCAGATAAGTACCGTGCACTTCTGCTTAAAAAGAATTATACAGATATAAAGAAGAGTGTTCCTGAGAGTGATTATCAAACAATCTGTCTTGACTTAGAGAGAGTTCAGGGTATTGAGGGAGATCCATGTAGTGGTACTTATTTAAGAAGTATTGAAAAGATTCCAAACATGCTCCCTGTAGGTACTCCAAAAATATCTTCATTGAACTTCTTATCTGGAGAATTTACATTTGTTAGTAGAGAGAGGATGAAGTATGTTGGTCACAATAAGTACCTTAAAAACATTATTTATGGTACTATTGGTCCTGACTTTAAATTATATTTATCCTCTTCAAATCATCAATATCAGTACCTTGATAAAATTGAGTTCTCTGGTGTATTTGAAGACTCTGCCAAGGCTTCAGAGTTAGCCTGTAATGATGCTGATAAAAGCACTGAATGTGACCCTCTGGATAATAGATATCCTCTTGAGGAAGCACTCATTCCTTTAGTGATTGAACTTATTGTTAAGGAACTTTCTGGTGCTGCATATAAACCAGAAGATGAAACCAATAATGCAAAGGATGATTTATCTGGATTAGCAGTTAAGAAATAATGGAAGAGAGTGAATTTATAAAGGAAGTTAAGGGAGTATCTGAGCCAAGAAAGCATAAAGTTACAGGTTCTCTAGGAGTATATGATGCCTATAAATGGTATAGAAAACATAAGCCAAAAGGTAAAGAGTTTATTCTCTCAGAATCACAATACTTTGCTATTGTCAGAAGAATGAATGAATACTTAAGAGATTTACTTGTAGCTTCTGGAGAAATAGCATTTCCTTGTAGAATGGGTAGACTTGAGATTAAGAAGTATCCAGTCATTATTACAACCGAAGGAAAAAAGGTAAAAACCAACCTTCCAATTGACTGGAATGAAACTCTTAAGTTATGGTATGAAGATGAAGAATGTAGAGCAAATAAAACTCTTGTCAGAGTAAATGTTCCTGAATTGTTTAGAATCTACTATAATAAGAGCAAGGCTAATTATAATAATAAGTCTTTCTACCAGTTTACTCCAAACAGAGAACTGAAGAAACTCCTTAAACATAGAATAAAAACTGATGCAGGATTTGATGCATATATAAGATAAAGTAATATGAATTATATAAGTGTAAGACAAATATTAGATGATTTACTCGCAGATGATATGATGAAAGGCTGCTCCTTAGAAAGAGTAGTTAATTATGCTGTAGAGTTTATCAAGGTTATAGGAATGCCCCCTGTGTTTGATTCTAAAGTTGCAAAGGTAGATATTAAAGACTATCGTGGAGAATTGCCTTGTGACTTTTATAAAGTAATTCAAGTTAAGGACCCAAAGGGTTTTGCTTATATTTCTTCTGAAGGAAGTTTTTCCAATCAAAATAAACCAGATGCTACTCCTGCATTTACTTATTTGATTAAGGGCAATGTTATTTTTACCTCTACAAAAGATACTTCTGTGGAAGTTGCTTATTATGCTCTCAATGTTGATGAGGAGGGATTTCCTTTAATTCCAGATAATGGTACCTTCCCAAGAGCGCTTGAGCTTTATATTCAAAAGAGATATTTCACTACATTATTTAATAGTGGTAAGCTTTCCCCTCAAGTATTACATAATGTTCAACAGGAGTATGCTTTCTGTGTTGGTCAGGCTCAAAATGATTTGATTAAACCAGACCTTGACCAAATGGAATCTATCAAGAATATGTGGACAGAATTAATTCCTAGAATCTATAAGCATGCTGATGGATTTAAAACTGTCAATACTCCAGAAATTTTAAGATTTTAAATATGCTAGCAAAAAGAGCACAATTTATACCCAGAGGAATGACTAGAGACCTTGCTGTTTCTAAGTTCAACTCTGAGTATGCCTATGAGAATAAGAACTTAAGAATTACTGCCACTGATGAAAACACTGCATTTGTGTTGTCAAATGAGAAGGGTAATAAGGAGGCTGACATTGTATGGGAAGGTTCTGAGCAAGCAATTGAGGGAACGCCTATTGGTCAACAAATACTTAATGATAAACTTGTCTTATTTACTGCTAGTGATTCTGGCGATAGTGACAGTATTTATAAGTTTTGGTTTGATGAAAGTGGTAATACTTTGTCTGGGAAAAGACTTTTTAGTGGACCTCTTGAATTCAGCACTGAGCATCCAATAGAATCTATTGGGATTTATGAAAATGAAGATATACAAAAAGTTTACTGGACTGATGGCTATAATCAACCCAGAGTAATTAATATTGAGGCTACAGCTGATACTGTTGAGTCTTGGCAAAGTAATCCAGACGTATTTAACTTTATAAGAAAACTTAATGGTGGAGAGTCTGTAAATGTTACTAAAAACTTAGAGGTTGGAGGAGAGTTTGCTCCTGGAGTCATTCAGTATTACTTTACATACTTTGATATGTATAGTCAAGAGACGAACATCTTTGCTAGTTCTCCTTTGTTATATACTTCTTATTTAGATAGAGGCGCCTCTCCAGACTCTAAAGTTTCTACAGGATTCAATATTAAAATTTCAAATGTTGATGATAGATTTGATAAGATTCGGATATACTCAATATTAAGAACTTCTTTAGATGCTGTTCCTCAGGCAAGAATTGTTAAAGATATTCCTATAATCAAGAGAAGCAATAATCCTGATGATGATTATTATGACTCTTATGAATACATTGATACAGGAATTGAAGGACAAACTATTGATCCTACAATATTACTATTTAAAAATAGAGCTCCAATAGTTGCAGGTACTTTATCTCAGAAAGACAATACCTTATTCTTAGGAAATATAAAGAGTAAGATTCTTGGATTATCTAGTTCTATAAAGTCAGGTATTAAAAATTCTATCACTGACATCTATGATAGCATAAGTAAAGTAGTTGCTTCTGGATCAATTACAAATAGTTACTATGCTTATATTAATCAGTTACAGTATGATTCCTATAAAATTAAGACTTTTAAGAAATCTGATTATTATAGATTAGGAGTTCAATTTAAACATCAAACCGGGTATTGGTCCGAAGCAGTTTATCTTGATGACTATCAAATCTCTACATCTCCAATTACACGAACTATAACAGAAAAGCAAGTATGGGGAAATCAAATATTTGCTGTTTTGGAGAATCAAGAATTAATTTCTCAATTATATGATTTAGGCTTTAGAGAGGCAAGGCCAGTAATCGTATATCCAAGCATTAATGATAGGGAATGTATCTGTCAGGGATTACTTTGCCCTACAGTATATAATGCTATGGACAGAGTTAATAATTCTCCATTTGTTCAATCATCTTGGTTTATCCGTCCTACTGCACCATTTGGTCCAGAGTATGCAAATGGTTCATATTCTGCATCTGATTCATATGAATACAGAGATTTGGAAGACCGTTATAACTCAGATTCCCTAACTTATAAATACGGAGAGAATTCTATAAAAGGACTTATGATGAATAGTTCTTTTAAGGAAGAATCTATTGGAGTATTTGGAGATAGTTATGATTTCTATATTAATAAATATGGAGCATGGCCAGAATTTAGACATAATTATCCCATACCAAGCAATGATAAACACAATGCTGAGATACAGTGTATAATAAATCCTCCTCATCCATATTTGGGAATAGAAACACCATTGTCACACAGCACCCTTTCTCAAGAAACTCCATATTATACTGAAAAAACTACCAGTAAAGAGTGGGCCTATGATAATCAAGAATGTTTCTATGTAGACCAGTCCATAGTTACTTTCCATTCACCAGATATAGAATTTAATACAGAATTACATAATTTTGATTTTTCTAAAGCAAAACTGAGAATTGTAGGAAAGGTAGATTTTGTGTCTTCTATATCTGACGTCTCCATTCAAACTAGTACTGCAGCACTTTCCATAGAGGAAAGGGACACAAAAATAATTACTGTAGCTAATGGATTCTATCATCAACAAGTTGGAGCAAAGTATCCTTCCCACTTTGGCTGGAAAGGATTAATTGCTGCTCCTCTGTGGTTTGATGGGGCTATAACAAGAGACAATCCACAACGTCATATAATTGGGTATATGGTTTACCCTTGGCAGAGAAACGGGTCTCTTAATAATGATAAAAAAGAAAAAGAAGATTACACTGTATCTTCTATGTTAAAGAGAAAGGTGCAATCTACTTTACGCTTTGGAGAGACTACCTATCTAGATAATGTCTGGTATGCAGAGGAAGAGGGTTCTTCTACAAAGACTGGTATTTCTGGAGCACAGCTATTTGAGGGTAATGAGATGTCTCTAATTAAGATTCCTGCTCCAAAGAATTCTTCTTTACAAGATATTATATATTATGGAAATATAGATAAGGCCATTATTCAACACCTCACAAGTAAGCGCCCCCACATAGATGCAAATACCGATAATATTCATTCTACTGGCTCTTATCCTATAAATCTTGCGGTGGGTGTAAGTGCTGCTTATCCTATAGTTATAACAGAGCCTTATTATGAAGAAAATCCAGATACTGCTGATTATTCCCCAAATCAACTGTTTAATGGCAAAGCTCGTGCATTAGTAAAATTAGGAGATATGTCTATAGGTATGCAGGGTGTTAGTATTGAAGCTAATGTTGCTGTTGGGGATAGTAAATATAATTGTGCTACCGACCCAGTATCAATGAAGTACAAGTCTACTCCACATGCTGTCATTGCTTTTAATTATACAGAAGATAGAAAACAGAGAATCCTTCCATATTTAAATGCTACAACGACTATTAAATACTGGGATGGTGATGGGCCATCTACTGCATCTGTGGACCAATTGAATACTAGTATTAATAGAAATACTACCGCTATTAGCAATAATGAGTGGATTCCATTTGAACCTGCTAATACTTATCCAACACCAGCTAATAATCCACTTTTTTGGGATGAGAACGGTAATATTACAGGAGTGTCTCAAGATAGAATTGATTTAGAAGAAGATTCAAATAATGGATACCTTTGGCTTGGTGAGCTATATAATGATAATGTAGTTAATAGATTTGGAGGTGTATCCGAAGAAGCATTTGCTAATAATAACTGGACACCTTGTGGACCAAGTGTTACATTTACGACAGAGAGTACTTCTATTACACTAAACTATGTTGAGGGTGATACTTATTTCCAAAGATACGATTGCTTAAAGACATATCCTTATACTCAAGAAGACCAAAATTCTATCGTTGATATTGTATCCTTTGAGTGTGAAACAAGAGTAAACATTGATGGTAGATATGATAGAAATAGAGGATTAACAAATAATCTTAATATTACTCCTCAGAATTTCAATCTGTTAAACCCAGTATACTCTCAAGCAGATAACTTCTTAATTTATCATGGTAAAGATTCTACTAAGATTGAAGTAACTGATTATCCTAATACTCTTACTTGGACTAAAACAAAAACTCTTGGTGAAGAGGTAGATTCTTGGACAGATGTTACAATGGCTTCTACCTTAGATTTAGATGGTGATTTAGGACAACTTAGAGCACTTAGAAGATTTGGAGATAATATTATTGCTTTCCAAGAT